GAAGAAAGACGGGGAGCCCAATACGGTTGGGGTGACAACAACGCCCGAGGGGTTCCGGTTTGTGTATCAGACTTGGAAGAAAGACCCGAAGCCAGGCTACGAGATCATTCAAGCACCGACCGACAGCAATCCGCACGTTCCCGAGGGTTATGTGGACAGTCTCAAGGCGATCTACCCAGAGCACTTATTGAGCGCCTACCTAGAGGGTCAGTTTGTCAACCTTACGAGCGGGACGGTATACGCGAGCTATGATCGCCACGGTTGCGGCTCAAATGAGACAATCAGAGACGGCGAACCCTTATATATTGGTTGTGACTTCAACGTCACCAAACAGGCCGCCACGGTTTACGTTCAACGCCAAGGCGGGCGCGAATGGCATGCGGTTGATGAGTTGGTCAACATGTACGACACGCCCGAAATGGTGCGAATCATCAACGACCGATATCCTCACAATCCGATCTACATCTACCCCGACGCATCGGGTGGGAGCAGAAAGACGGTCAACGCTTCACTGTCTGACATCGCATTACTAGAGCAAGCGGGTTATACGGTGAGGGCGAAGAAAACAAATCCAGCGGTAAAGGATAGGGTCGCGTCTATGAATAGGGCGCTCGATCAGGGAAGGGTTAAGGTCAACGCTGAGGCATGCAAAGTTACTGCCGAATCGTTAGAACAGCAAGTGTACAAGAACGGCGAACCGGACAAGTCCAGCGGGGTAGATCATCAGAACGATGCGACCACCTACCCAATCGCCTACGAGATGCCAATCATGAAACCCGTCGCAAATGTTCGCTTTGCGTTTGCCACCTAAAACCAGAGGCCAAAATGACAGTCGAAACCAGAAACCCCACCTATGAAATGTATCTTCCCGTCTGGGAGAAAACCCGAGACGCTGTAAAGGGATCGGTCGCGGTCAAGGAAAAGCGGCACATTTACCTTCCCGTTCCCGATGCCGAATCAAACGACGAGAGGGTCGGCACTGAGTCGATGAGATACCGGCAATACCTCAAGCGGGCATTGTTCACCAACTTTACCGGACGGACTAAAAATGCCCTCGTCGGTGCTGCTTTCCGGAAGATGCCGATGCTCGAACTGCCGACTGGACTTGAATACCTAGTCGAAGATGCGACGGGTGACGGCTTGGGATTAGTACAGATGGCTAAGGATGAGCTATCCAACCTACTAGAGACGGGCCGGTCTTTCTTGCTGGTTGACTACCCCCAAGCAGAGGACGGGTTAAGCGCCGAAGATGTGGCGGTCTTGGATCTGAGAGCCTCGATCATCCCTTATACTGCCGAACAGGTCATTAACTGGCGAACTGAGGCGGTTCGAGGTCGTAAGCTCTTGACCCTTTGCGTCATTGCAGAGGAATATAAGTACGGCGGCGACGAGTTCTCGCATGACACTGATACCCAATATCGGGTGCTAAGGTTGCGCGAGGACGGCTATACACAGCAACTCTACAGGGACGGCGTACCATATACCGACGAGTTCTATCCAAAAAGAGCAGACGGCAGCACTTGGGACGTGATTCCAGGCATCTTTGTAGGCTCCAAGAACAACGACGCGACAATCGACGATGCCCCATTGTCAGATATTGCGGACGTGAATATCGCACACTACCGCAACTCGGCAGACTATGAGGAATCTTGCTTTTTAACTGGTCAACCGACGCTATTTATCACCCACAGCCTCAGCATGGAGCAGTGGTTCGAGTACAACCCCGAAGGCATCAAGCTAGGATCAAGGGCAGGGCATGTCTTGGGCGAGTCAGGCGGGGCAACATTGGTGCAAGCTGACCCCAACAACCTCGTATTAGAGGCCATGAAAGCCAAAGAGAACGCCATGATAGCTATCGGTGCGCGTATTGTGACCGACAGAGGCGGGAATGAGACTGCAGAGGGCGCTAGAATCCGGTTCGCTAGTGAAAACTCAGTGTTAGGGGATATTGTCCACAATCTCAGCCAAGCTATTGAGCAATGCCTAGTTTGGGCCGGTGAGTTCATGGGTGTAGGTGATCTATCCGAGTTTGAGATCAACCGCGAGTTCTACGACAAGACGGTCGATCCTCAATTATTGATGTCGATGGTCACACTGCTTGACCGACAGATCATCAGTGATCAGGACATATTCTCAAGGCTGAAGGCGGGCGGCATCATCGAAGCTGATAGAAAACTCGAAGATGTCAAAGAAGAATTGGGCGAACTGGCTCCACTCGGCTAATCGATGTCAACTAACGACAAAATCGAAGACGCTATCACAAGGCATCAGGTCTTTGTGATGCGCTACTCTCAAGGGCGTGAGCGTTTGGCTGATGAGTATGTGGAAAAGCTGATAGAAGCCGTCACAGAGCGTCTAGGGGCCGATATAGCCACAGTTTCGCCCGCTAGACTCGACCGGATTATTGCAGAGGTAGTTGCAGACATCGAAACACGCTCCACGGACTACGAGCAATCGGTGGTTGATGAGATGCTGGAGTTTGTCGGCTATCAGTCTGACTTCAACGTCAACTTGCTTGACTTCAATGTCGATGCCGAAGTGGTCACACCCGCTCTCGGGGTGCTTCAGGCCGCTATGCTACTCAGGCGAATGCCACTCGAACCCACAAAATCCTACACGGTCAACGAAGCCCTGCAAGAATACTCTAAGCGCAAATCAAGACAGATCATCCAAACGGTGAGAGACGGCGTGACATTAGGGCAGACATCTCAAGAAATTACTAAGAATATCAAGGACTTAACGAAACTTCAGCAAAGACAAGCCTCGACTCTAGCTCGCACGATAACCAATTATGTGAGCATCCAGGCCCGAGAAGTGGTTATGAGAGAGAACTCTGATATAACCGATAGTTATAAATGGATCGCCACGTTAGACAGCCGCACCTCTCTGATTTGCGCGAGTAGGGATCAACAGATCTTCAAAGAGAGCAACGAAAGCCCAAAACCGCCCGCGCACTTCAACTGCCGAAGCACTATCGCGCCAATACTTAAAGATGAGTTTGATTTGGGCCTTGACATAGACGCACGTAGGCCGTCCGTGAGCGATGCTGGAGTCAAGCAGGTAAGTAGCAGCACCCCATACGAAACGTGGCTTAGGAGGCAATCTAGGGCGTTTCAGACGGAAGTGCTAGGGGTAACTAGAGCTAAACTGTTCCGAGAAGGGCGAATATCAATAGGGCGCTTTGTGGATGCACAAGGGGCAACATTGACACTCGACCAACTCAGGAAACTGGAGCCGATAGTCTTTGAGGACTTAGGCATTTAAACGGCAGAGCCGTACATTGCAAACTAGAGGTGAGCAAAATGGAAGCGTTAAAAGACATCGAGCTAGATGATGACGTTAAAGGGAAGATTGCGGAGCAGATCGAGCAAGAACTGCAAGCAAGGCTAGACCAAGAGGTCGCGGGGTTAAAGGCGAAAAACGACGAGCTAATTGCTGAGAAGCGAAAAGCACAGGAGGCAACCGAGGCCGCTAAGACGCGGGCCAAGATGGAAGCAGAGGAAAAGGCCAAAGCTGAGAACGACTACAAGCAACTTTTTGAGTCACAAAAGCAAGAATCCGATACTTTGCGTAAAACAATTGAAAAAATGAACTCCGACATATCGCGGTCAAAAATCGATTCTGAGGCTGCTAAGTTAGCGTCAGTATTGACAAAAGACACAAGTCGGGCAAAACTATTGCAACAACAGATTAGCCAGAGGCTGACTCTAGTTGACAATGAGATTCGAGTGGCAGATGAGACGGGTCAATTAACCGTTTCGACACTTGATGACCTCACTAACTCTATCAAGCAGAACTTCCCGTTCTTGGTTGATGGCAGTCAAGCAAATGGCGGCGGGGCCGTCAGAGCGCAAGGCAGAGCTGAAGCGCGATCCAAAGAGATGTCACGAGCTGACTTTGATGCAATGCGTCCGGTTGATCAATCGGATTTTATGCGTTCGGGCGGCAAACTTTATGATGAATAAGGAGGCCAACAATGGCTAACGTATTAACTAACCTTGCCGCAGATATTTATGTCGCGGCTGACGTAGTGGGTCGAGAGCTTGTTGGCTTCATTCCTGCTTCTACCATTAACGCAAACGGATCAGAGCGAGTCGCCAAAGGTGATACCGTTCGAGCATCTTTCACGCGAGCTGCAACCGCAGTAGATGTCACCGAGTCTATGACCATTCCCCAGGGAACGGATCAGACGGTTGACAACAAAACTCTCTCGATCACTAAGTCAAGAGCCGTCCAAATCCCTTACACTGGGGAAGATGTACGCCACTTGAACAACGGTATCGGCTTCGAGACTGTATACGGTGATCAAATTGCTCAAGCAATGCGAACTCTGTGCAACGAAGTAGAGTACGACCTCGCTGTTGAGGCATACACCAACGCTTCACGCGCTCACGGAACTGCTGGAACGACTCCGTTCGGAACCAACAACCACGCTATCGCTGAAGTGCGTAAGATCTTGGTTGATAACGGTATGCCAAGTGAGCAAGATCAAGTCTCTTTGATCCTTAGCTCTGCTGCTGGCGCAAACCTCAGAAAACTTGCCGCATTGCAAGAAGTGAACAAGTCAGGAAATGACACTTTGCTCCGTCAAGGTATCTTGCTTGATCTGTTCGGAATGGGTGTACGCGAATCAGCGCAAGTTGTAAGCCACACTAAAGGAACGGCCACTGGCTTAGATGCAAATGGCGGCGAAGCTGCTGGCGAGACTACTATTGCTCTCGACGGTGGAGACGGCGGTAGTTTGCTTTCTGGTGATGTCGTGACTTTTGCTGGCGACAGCAACAAGTACGTCGTAAACACTGGCTTCACTGCTGCTGCTGGCAATGCCGTAATCGGTACTCCTGGCTTGCAAGAGGCTTTGGCAACTGGTGTTGAAATGACGATTGGCGATAGTTTCTCTGCAAACATCGCAATGCACCGACGAGCACTTGAACTCGCTATCCGCGCTCCTGCTGTACCTGAAGGCGGCGATGCTGCTGACGACTCTATGATCGTTCAGGATCAGCGCAGCGGCTTGGTATTCGAGGTTCGAGTATACCGAGGCTATCGTAAGTCTATGATCGAAGTAGGCGTAGCATGGGGTGTTAAGGCTTGGAAGCCTGACTTCATTGCAACTCTGCTCGGCTAATCATAGTCAAAGCTATAGATGACTGGGGGCTTCGGCCCCCAAGATTCTTACTCAAGGATAAGTAATGGCGCTGATAATCGAAGACGGTTCAGGTGTAGCAAACGCAAATAGCTATGTGACTGCTGCTCAGTGGGATGCTTGGGCGACCGCTCGCGGCATTTCTCACAGCCACAGCACTAGCAAGATTGAAGAATTTATCCTGACTGCTATGGATTACTTCGAGGCTCAATACTTTATTGGGCGCAAAGCTACTGACGAGCAGGAATTGCAGTGGCCTAGAACGGAAGTATACATCGACAGCTATTCGGTTGATTCTGATGAAATACCCAAGCAAGTTAAAAATGCGGTTTATGAAATTACTCGGACGGTTTCTGATGGCAATTTTGCGTTATCTGCGCGAGAAAGACAGACAACCCAAGAAAAAATAGGTGATATAACAGTCACTTACAAGAACAACGCTAGTATGCGGAAGGAAACTCCAGCGGTTACCTCAGCGTTGCGTAAGATCACCAAGTCGGTTAATGCGGTATCCAGATCATGAGTTTTAACTACGCAGCCACACAATCGACTGCGACTAGCATCTTGACCAAGTTTGGCGAGGATGCCACTGCGACCAGAACAGCGGGCGCTAGTTTTAACCCCACAACAGGGTCTTACACAGGTGGCAGTACGACCACTATTACCGGCAAAGCAGTAAGATTAAACTACAGCAAGGCCGAGATAGATGGCGAAATGGTACAGAGAGACGATGCGAGGATGTATTTTCAGGCTGGCAATGGAGCGCCTGAGATAGACGATAACATTCTGTTCGACTCAGAAAATTATAGGGTTATGGACGTTGTAACCATCGCCCCCTCTGATACGGATGTGCTCTATGAGCTTCAAATTAGACGTTAAGAAGTGGGCAGAAGATACTGGAAAGGATGTGGTTGCGGCTAAGAGAGGCGTTGCGCTTGAGTTAATAAAGAACGTCATAGCTCAAACGCCAGTAGACAAGGGTACGTTAAGAAACAATTGGCGAACAGGAATAAACTCCAGGAATGGAAGAAGCCTAGTCAGTGACGATCCAAGCGGCGAAAGAGCGATGACTGAGGCGAGAAAGAAAATAAAGCCAGTTAAAGGCGATGAGACTATAGTATTTTCTAACAATTTGCCTTATGCGCCGGTAGTGGAGTTTGGCTTGTATCCCAACCCACCAAAGAACCAAACAGGGAAAACGATCAACGGGTTCTCTACACAAGCGCCCAAGGGTATGAGCAGGATAAGCGTAGAAAGAATGGCAGTAGCGATGAGAAGGGACAGGGAAAAATTCATCTTGATTGGTAAGCAGCCATGAGTACCACATTCTCAGACGTTAGCGCGGCTTTAGATGCTAGGCTAAATACCTTGAGTGGTAGCTCTCCGGTTGCTTGGCCTAACACTATATTTAAGCCAACCAAAGGAACTTTATATTTGAGGCCGTCTCTGCTGCCGGTCTCATCTGCCCAAGTTGGGTTAGGGTCTGCTGGCTTAGACGAGCACACTGGAGTTTATCAGGTGGACGTTTACGCACAGGCAGGAAAAGGAAGGAATGAAGCAGAAACAAAAGCGGATTCTGTTGCAGACCACTTTAAGCGAGGCACCGATCTCTCTTATAATGGCGTAACAGTTCGTTTAGGCGATAACTCCCGTAATCAGGGATTAACAGTTGATGACAGATTTGTCATCTCAGTCTCAATAAACTATTCGGCTCACGTAGCCCCGAGGTAAAACTATGACTATTGCAACAGGCGCTCGGCATGATATGGGTTACATATTAGAGTCGACTTTTGGCACAACTCCAAACAACCCCGCTATTAAGGCGATCAGGCACACAGGCACGACTCTAGGTCTTTCTAAGGATGCTATTGAGTCTGAAGAACTTAGAGAAGATCGACAGATCGCCCACTATCGACATGGGAATAAATCGGTCAGCGGCGATATCAACTTCGAGCTTTCTTATGGATCATTCGATGATTTGATTGAGGCGGTAATGTGCGGCACTTGGACTTCCGACGGAGATCCTGAGACTATCGTAACAGGAACGACTGCTCGATCTTTCACTATCGAACGTCATCATGAAGATATCAATAAGTATATCCGATCAACTGGTTGCTCATTTAACAGCATGAGCTTATCAATTGCTCCTAACTCAATGGTTACGGGTTCTTTCTCAGTTATTGGTAAAGATTTAGCCACAGCAGGATCGGCTCTTGCAGGAGCAAGCTACCCAGCAGCAACTACTACCGACCCATTTGATAGCTTCACTGGGGCAATCACTGAAGGCGGGTCTGCTATCGCGGTCGTTACGGCTCTTGAATTGAACATCGAGAACGGAATGGAAGCTCAATACGTGGTTGGGGATTCAACTACTTTACAGCCGCCTCTTGCTAAATCTACGGTTACGGGGTCAATTACTGCATACTTCGAGGACACCGCGCTGATCGACAAGTTTATTAACGAAACTTCATCAGCTATCACCTTTACTTTGACCGATGGCGCGTCGAATGATTACATATTCAACATGCCTAACGTCAAGTATAACTCAGGTAATCCAGAAGTCGGCGGCCCTGGAGCTGTTACAGTAACGCTTGATTTTATTGCGTTATTCAATTCAGGAATCGGAAGCCAACTACAGATTACTAAAGACGATGCTTAAATAGGGAGAGTGAGGGAAGGATGGATATTAACGATTTTTATACAGCGGATGAGCATGAGAAAGGCCGAGAGGTAGCTATAAACAACCCCAGCACTGGCGAGCCGTCAGATGTGGTTTTTATAGTTAGGGGGCCAGACTCAAAGACATTTAGGAAAGCGATTCTAAAGTCTAATCGAGCGAATCTTGAGATTGACGATGCTGATAGCATGACTGATCTTTTGGTTGCAGTGACAATTGGCTGGAAGGGATTGAAGCAAGGAAAGGGCAAGGACGCTAAAGATGTTCCTTTCTCACCCGAGGCAGCTAGAAGGATCTACGACCAATCACCTGATGTAGCAACTCAGGTTATGACTTTTGTTAGCCAGCGCCAAAATTTTATCAAGGGCTAACTGATGAAATCTTAGCGTATGCACAGTGGCACTTTTGGGCTGCTGGTTACGATAAAGACTCAAAAGTTAGTCGCCTTGAAAACTTGAGGCAAGTCGAGAAGACGCTAGGACGCAAGCCTAAAGAGCTACAAGCCGCACCTGTTTTACGGGACGAGCTTGTTTATCTTTGGTTGATGTTTGTTCGGTTGAAAAACGCATCTGGAGAGGTGATTAGCTACACGCATATAAAAGACTATATGGAGATGTTTGGAGAGCTAACACTTTTTGAGATAGACACAATCGTCGAACTAGACCAAGCCCAAAGGGTAGAGGCAAATAAGAATGGCTGACGCAAATTTAGACATAAGAGTCACCTCTAAGGGCATCAAAGAAGCACACCTAGCACTTCAAAAGCTGGGGATTAGCGCTGACAAGGCCGAGGAAGCGGTCAAGCAGTACAAAGAAGAAACCAAAAGAAATACTGCTACTCAAAAGCAGTATGAAACTCAGCAGAAAAAGACGACATCAGCGGTTAGTCAAGCTGCTAAAGTTCACAAAGAAGCTAGAGGTGGCTTTCGCGCAATGCGAGGGGCTACCCAGCAACTATCCTTTCAACTTCAAGATGTGGCAGTCCAAGCTCAATCCGGCACTGCCGGTTTAACAATCCTAGCCCAACAAGGCCCTCAGATCCTTTCTATCTTTGGCCCTGGCGGTGCAATTGCTGGTGCGTTTATCGCTTTTGGAGCTTTAATTGCAGGAACCCTTCTTCCAGGACTTACGGATACGGAGGAAAAGGTTGACGATCTCGGAGAGGCTCTTGATCGACTGAAAGCAGCAACAGATAGAACCAAAGGCGGCGTTTTAGCTTTAAGCGAAGAGTTTGCAACCTTAGCAAAAGAATCAAGTGCTTTGGCAGAGCTTGAGATAGAGCTAGATATCAGCAAGACCAAGAGAGGTTTAGAGCAGTCAATCAAAGACATTGAGGAAGCTCTCGACTTCGACATCATTGGCAAGGGAGACTTATTCCGAGGGTTTGAAGAAACCATAGAAAACTTTTCCAATGGTCTGGGTCGTGGCGCAAAAGTCTCCATAGCATTTCAGGGACGTATACGAGAAGCCGGTCAGGCTATGGGTATAACTGGTCGTCAATTCAACGATCTAGCTTTAGCTCTTGCGGATTTTGAAGCAAGCAGAACTCCAGAACTATTTAATGAGCTACAAGAGACTGTCCAGAGGTTAAGAGACACATCGTCAGATACAGCAGCTTACGATAAGTTTGCGGAAGTTTTCGTAGATCAAGCTAGGAATGTACGTTTAGCCACAAGCGCATTACAAGATCTTGAAAAAGTACAAACCATGATCCAAGAAGGGGAGTTAGAGACTGTAGCTTCCTTAGAGGAGGGTGAAAAAGCAAGAAGAGATCTTGCTGCTAGAGCAAAAGCAGAGTTGGATAAGTATGCCGAACTGGTTAAGAGAAACAGAGCCAGCATGTTCGACGCGCTTGATGAGGAATTAAACAAAACCGAAAGAATTGAGCGAGAAAAAGCAGCTCTCGCAGAGCAAACTCAGCAAACCTTGTCTAAGTTATATAGCGAAACTAGCCCAGCGGTTTTATCTTTTGCTAGACAACAACAAGCTATGCTAAAAATCTTAGAGCGGTCTAACGAACAAGGATTGCTTAGTGAAGAAGGCTTCATTGATGCTAAGAAAAAACTTCATGAGGATTTTGTTGCCTTTGTCGATGCTCAAGAACAAGAAAAAGAAAGGAAAGAGGCAGAAAGACAAGCCAGAGCGTTAGAGCGGGAAGCTCAATTAGCCTACGATAGAATGTCTCTTGTTGAAAAGTGGATGTTAAGCACAAAACAGGCAATCGAAAACATAGATGCTCTGCAAATGCTGATGGCTGTCAATTTCGAGAGAAGTTTAGCCAACGCTTTCAATGGGATATTAACTGGGACAATGACAGTTAAAGAGGCGTTTGTTCAATTCACCAAGGATATGCTTAGTTCTTTCTTAGGCATGATCTCAGAAATGATTGCAAAACGACTAGCTTTAGCTGCTGTCGAAAAGTTAATAGGCAAAACAACAGCCGCAGCATCAGCGACCTATCTAGGTCTAACGGCGCAAGCTCAAAGCATGATGGCTGGACTAAACGCATTTGCTAGTACAGCGGCAATCCCCGTAGTTGGTCCAGCAGCAGCGCCCGCAGCAATGGCAACGGCGATTGGCGTTACTGCTCCGATTGCGGGTGCTATTTCAGCACTCAGCGGAGCGGCAGCAGCGGCGAGAGCGACTGGCGGTCAGGTCAGAGGCGGTCAGTCCTACTTAGTTGGTGAAAGAGGCCCAGAACT